TAATGCAAAAAGAAGATTAGTTAAGGTTACTGCTTATCTACCTATGAAAGTTTATTATGATCTGGAATTAAATGACTTGATAGAATTAGGACAAGATAGCTACAAGATTAATTCAATGAAAACAGATTTAACATCCGGAAAAACAGAACTTGAATTATTAAACACAATATTATGATTAAGAATATAATTGACTTGCTCCAGGTTGTTGATGGTGAAACTGAAAACATAAGAATAGCACAAGGAAAATATAAATTAGCAGAAACACTTACAGAGGGTGTTAAACAAACAAAAAGAAAGTTAAGATGGCACAAAAAATAGAAGTTGAATTTGAGTTAAAATACAAAGAAGCCGTTAAGAATTTAGACGAGTTTCAAAAGGAGTATGCAAAACTTGAAAAGGAAGTTGTAAGTGCTAATGAAAAGACTGCTGAAAGTTTAGAGAAAGTTGAAAAAGGAGCAAAGGATAGTGCAAAGGGTGTAAAGAAAGTTGGAGTATCTTTAAAAGGTCTTGCTGCTGCAACCGGAATTATATTCTTATTACAGAAAGCATTTGAATTTGTGAGTACTGCCGTACAAGAGAACCAAGAAGTAATGGATGGTTTAAATACTATCTTTAAAACTGCTCAAATAGTATTTAATGAAGTACTTGGTGTTATAACAGATGTGTATAAAAGTGTAACATCTGCATCTGAAAACTTTGATGCACTTGGTAAGGTTATGGGTGGTATTCTTACTATTGCGCTATCGCCTTTTAAAGCAGCTTTTTATGGTATTCAATTAGGAATACAAGCAGCACAGTTAGCTTGGGAACAATCTGTATTTGGTGATGGTGACCCAGAAACAATAAAAGCCTTAAATGAAAGTATTGCAGAAACTAAAGCTAATTTAGAAGAAGTTGCAGATGCAGCAGTTGATGCCGGTAAAGATGTTGTTACAAACTTTGCTGAAGCAGTACAAGAAGCGGGAGCAATAGGCTCACAACTTGTTGAGGGTGTGAAAGAAATAAGTGTTGAGGCTGCATTAGAAACTGCAAAGGCAAACCAAGCATTGGAAAAATCTGCACAAATAGCTGCTGCACAAAGTAGAATACTATTAGAACAATATGATAGACAAGCAGAATTACAAAGACAAATTAGAGATGATGAAACAAAAAGCATAGAAGAAAGACAAGCTGCCAACAATGAGTTAAATAATATCCTTACAAAGCAAGAAGAAGAAATGACTAAAAATGCTAAATTAGTCAAAGCAGCAGCACAAGCACAATTTAATTTAACCGGTAAAACAGAAGATTATGTTGCAGTGTTGGAGGCTGAAGCGGAAGTACAAGCAGTTGCAGCTACTGTGACTGGTTTTAAATCTGAACAACAAGTAAATGCAAATGCGTTAACAAAAGAAGCAACAGAATTAACAAATGCAAAGTTAGAAAGTGAAAGTTTATTATCTATTGAGCAAAAAAGATTTAATGCAGAACAGATAGAAGATGAACTATTAAGACTTGAAAGATTAGCAGAAATTGATGCTTTAGAAGCAGAACAAGAAACTATAAGACTACAAGCAATAGTTGATAATGCTACGGCTGGTACACAAGCTAAAATTGATGCACAGATTGCTTTAGATGATTTTACCGAACAATCAAGACAAACAAATCTATCACGAGATAAAGAAATAGCAGATGCAAAAATTGAAATATCAAATACAGAAGCAGAAGCGAAAAAGAAAAATTTAGATGATACAGCAAATGTATTAGAAAGTTTTAGCGCAATAGCTGGTAAAGAAACTGCTGCTGGTAAAGCCTTTGCGGTTGCTGCTGCAACTATTAACACATATAGAGGGGTTTCTGATGCACTTGCTGCGGTTACAGTTACACCTTTTGAAACTGCTTTAAAATTTGCTAATGCTGCTGCTATTGGAGTAGCGGGTATTGCTAATGTAAAAAAGATATTAAGTGTACAAGTACCAGGTGGAGGGGGTTCACCAGCGAGTGGTGGAGTACCTACAACTACAACATCACAACCACCAGCATTTAATGTAGTGGGCGCAAGTGGTGAAACACAATTAGCAGATGCGATAGGGGGACAATCACAAAGACCATCCAGATCCTATGTTGTTGCAAGTGATGTAAGTACTGCACAAGAATTAGATAGAAACATTATAGAGGGTGCTAGTATCTAAATGCAAAATTAAAAACTAAACACGTAATACAATTATGAAGATAATAGAACTTATTTTAGATGAAGATCAAGATGATATTGGAGTAGAAGCAATTTCTATTGTAGAAAACCCTGCCATTGAAAGTGACTTTGTTGCATTAAAGAACCAGGAAATAAAGTTAGCAGAAGTAGACAAAGAAAAGAAGATCTTGATGGGTGCTTTGTTGATACCAAACAAGCCTATTTATCGCAATGGTGGTGAGGGTGAGTATTATATATACTTTTCAAAAGATACGATTGTAAAGGCGTCTCAAATGTTCTTACAGAAAGGAAACCAAAGCAATTCAACACTAGAACACGATGAGGTATTAAGTGGTCTAACATTGGTTGAAAGTTGGATAGTAGAAGATAAAGTAAAAGATAAGACTGCATTGTACGGTTTAGATGTTCCTGTTGGAACGTGGATGGGATCAGTAAAAGTAAACAATGAAGATGTTTGGAATGAGTATGTTAAATCAAATAAAGTTAAGGGGTTTTCTATTGAGGGTTACTTTGCTGACAAAATGGAAACACCTAAAGACAAAACACTAGAAATGAGTGAAGATGATATTTTACTCAACAAAATAAAAGATATACTTAATGCCTAGAACTAAAAACAACAAAATATTTATACCTAGTAGAACATCACCTAGTGGTGGCGGTAGGGGTTGTTTATGCTGGGATACCAATAAGTATTCTAGCGAGTGCTGTGATGGTTCTATGCAAGCACAAGGGATAGGTGTAATAACAAGAACAGAGTAAAAACGCAAATTTTAATCATTAAATAGTTATACAAGAGTATGAAAGCAAACCAAATGTTAAACGAAATAAAAACACTTCTGAATATAGAAGTTAAACTTATGGAAATGAAGTTAGAAAACGGCACAATAGTAAGTGCTGAAGCCTTTGAAAAAGATAATGAAATTTTCATTGTAACTGACGATGAAAAAGTAGCAATGCCAGTAGGAGAATATATCCTGGAGGATGGTAAACTTTTAGTTGTAGAAGCAGAAGGTATGATTGCAGATGTTCGTGAAGTATCTGATGAAGTGCCAGCCAAAGAAGAAGAAGTTGAAGAAACTGAAGATCTTGAAGAAGAAAAAAAAGAAGAAGAAAAGATGGCAGATGTTGCCGACTGGGAGGGAATGGAAAAGAGAATACAGAACCTAGAAGATGCCATTGCAAGTCTTAAAAAAGAAGATGTTGAAATGGGAGTTGAAAATGGTGGTTTAAAATCTCGTACTGTAAAGGAAGAATTTACAGAAGAAGCAACACAAGAAATAAAAGAAGAAGTAAAAGAAGAATTATCAGCAGTAAAACCAATTAAACACAATCCAGAAGCAAGTACACCACAAAAGAAAAAAGTACAATTTGCCAAAGGACAATTTAACACAACACTAGATAGAGTATTAAGTAAATTAAACAAATAAAAAATGAATAAAAGAAACGTAAATTTAGCAACTACAACTAACATCACTACTACTTATGCTGGTGAGTTTGCTGGTGAGTATATCGCAGCAGCTTTATTATCTGCATCAACTATTGATGATGGTGGTTTAACAGTAAAGGCAAACATTGCTTTTAAAGAAGTAATTAAGAAATTAGCTACAAGTGCAATAGTACAATCTGCATCTTGTGATTTTGACCCACAATCAACTATCACACTAACAGAAAGAATTATTGAGCCAAAAGAACTACAAGTAAACCTACAACTTTGTAAGTATGATTTTGTAAACGATTGGGAAGCACAATCAATGGGTTACGGTCTTGGTCAAACATTACCACCAAAGTTTTCTGATTTCTTGATTGCACACGTAGCATCAGAAGTAGCACAGAACACAGAATTTTGTATCTGGCAAGGTGATACAGCAGCAGGTTCTAACAACTCTTTTGATGGGTTTGAGAAACTAATTGCAGCAGCAGTAACAGCAGGAGATGTTCCAGCAGCACAAGCAATCACATCAGTAGCACTTACATCTGCAAACATCATTGACAAACTTTCAGAAGTAGTTGATGCAATACCTGGTGCATTATATGGTAAAGAGGATTTATTCTTAT